TTGGCATGAAGATATAGTAAATTGGGTAAAAGTAGCAGATTCTACAGACTTAGACATAGAACATCCTTAATAAATTATGTCTAATCCATTAGACATACACAAAGTAAATATATTTGATAATTACATGCACTTAAAAATTTGGGGTCAGATGTTTTCTAAAGCATGCGGTAGTGTATCTAATAATGTAAAACCTAATGAAGAATTAGTTTATAAATTGACAACTAAATTTATAGAAGATTATACTAAATTTAATGGAAAAAATACCAATAGAGATTCATCCTAAATCAGAATCTCATCAAACATTAATGGAGTTATATCCACCAGAGTTAGCAAATAAATATTTACCAGAGTGGTATAAAAAACAAAAAATATATTCAAGAGATACAATTCCAAAAACCAAAGATTTAAAAAATTGTCCAGCAATACAAGATATTATGACTTCTGGAATAATTATTCCAGCATGGAGTGATATTCTTATTGAAAAATTTAATGCTGATGGTAAATGGGAGTGGCAAGCTACAATAGGGATGAGTTATGCTTATACAAATGATGCGGAGTGGATATTACACCAACCAGAAAATCAATTTAAAGGTTTAGAAAAAGAAAATTTTAAAATTAATATTGTTAAAGGTTATGGCGCTTTAAAACTAGCTAGTCCTTACTGGTTTAAAACTCCAAAAGGTTATGGTATTGAATTTACAGACCCATTTTACCATCACAGAAGAAACATAAAATTATTTTCTGGTCGTGTAGAAAGTGATAAGTGGCATGAAACTAACTTCCCATTTGAATTTTATCACGATGCTGATGATTTAGAAAAACATCAAATTATTGTTAGAGCTGGAGAACCTCTAATTATGCTAACACCTTATAAAATATCTGAAAAAGTAGAGTTAAAAAAGTTTGATTATGATATAGAATTTAATAAAGAACAAGTAAAAAATTCACAAATTTTATCTTCAGTAACTAGCGACTGGTTAAGATATAAAAAATATAAAGATGAACTTCGTACTGAAGAATAAAAAAATTAATGTTAAGTACACCTTATTAACAAATAATTACAAATTAGATTATATAAATTTAGGTATATTTCAAAACATAGAAAAAAAACATATAGATAATATAGGATGTCCTTCTACAAACTCTTTAAAAAATAGATTATATAGTGTTAAAGCACCAATTAGTGTAGATATAAAGTTTAATCAAAATAATTACGAATATTTATTTGATACAAAAATACATAAAGGCAATAAACACATGCACAATTTAATTAAACAATCAATTAATTTAAACAATAACGATAAAGGTATTACCAGTTTACAGTTTCTTACACCATATTTAATTATTACAGATAGTAAGGATTTAGAATTTTCTATACTTGAACCTAATGTATATACAAAAAATGTTAAATATGTATCTGGTTCATTAATGCCATACTCATGGTTAAGAACAATAAATAGCGCTTATGTTCTTAATCAAAATGTAAGTGAAGGTGTAATTAAATACAGACAAGATAAACCGATGTTTGATATTTTGTTTAACAAGGAAATAAATTTAGAGTATGTAGAACCATCTGAAAAAATAATTAATTACTGGTATCAATGCAAAGACATTACTTTATATACTTCTAACATACAAAAACATTATAAATATATTAAAACACGCAGACCCAAGAAGTTATTATGATATAATCCGAATCATGGATTTTGTAATCGGATTATTAATAGGTTATTTTTTAAAAGAAATTAGTTTATTTATTAAGCGAATAAGTAATTGGGATTTAGATAACAGAAGTTATTTTGATAAAGAGTGGGATTTCTTTTCGACAAATAAGGATGACCTTCCATAATGTGCATAGTAACTACTAAAGAAGATGGTTCTTTTGTCCAGATATGCAACTGCAAACATGGTAGTGATTGTTGCAAGGATAGAAAATGACAAATTCAGACAACTACACACAGAAAGAAATGACAAATAAAATTATGATTGATATAGAAAAGATTTTTAATAAATTAGATGAACTTCAAAAAGATATAAACACAAGACCTACTAGAGCGGAGATATATGGATGGATAATCGCTGGAATATCCATCGCAACACTTGTAAACGTTTTAATGTAGGAGAACAAATGAAAATAGATATGAAAACTATCAAAACATTATTGATTAGTTTTGTTATTGGCGCTTTTGGATGGGTATTTAACTCAATAGAAGAGATAAAATCACATCAAAACGCATGCGATGCTATGGTAATGGAACTTAATAGTGAACTAGATATGCTAGAAAGCAGCTTTAATCAATTACTATTTAAGTTACAAGGATAATGGCAGAATACTTTTACACAAAAGACTGCGATAACTGCTTACAACCATTTTATGATGATATAGATTCTGATATATGTCATAAATGTTTGGATTACACATAATCTAGACTAAGGTTATTCTATGGCAACACCAGACCACGTAAAAGCACAAATAAAAAAGAATAATCTTGAAGGTGTTAATAAACCTAAAAGAACACCTAATCATCCTACTAAATCACATGTTGTTATGGCTAAAGAAGGTAGTAAATATAAATTAATTAGATTTGGTCAACAAGGAGTAAAAGGCGCTGGTAAAAGTCCATCTACTAAATCAGAAAAAGCACGTAAAAGTTCTTTTAAAGCAAGACATGCTAAGAATATAGCAAAAGGTAAAATGTCAGCTGCATGGTGGGCAAATAAAGTTAAGTGGTAATATACAATATTTAGTATAAAACTGATAACTTAACACTACATCTGGTATCATTGGATTAATGTATGACATCATAAGTAGAGAGCGTGCTGGTCTTTTAGACCCAAAGAAGCGCACACCTATTAATGAATCATATATTAAAGGACTAACAGTCCACTACACAGGCGCTGCGGTAAGTCCATCTATGAACGATATAGATGATGTATTTCATTACTTGCAATCAATACAAAAAGACCACATGGATAATAGAAATTGGGATGACATAGGTTATTCTTTTGCTATATCTAATGTATCAGATGAAATTATAGAGTTGAGAGGATTTGGAGTTTATTCTGCACATAGTGGCGTAACACAAATTAACAAAACTTTTGTAAGTGTTGTCTGGTTAGGTGGTATTAGTGATGCACCAAACGATAATGCTAAAAGAGCATTAGAACGTTTAGTTGACATCATGCAAGAGAAATATAATAAAAAGATAATGGTTACTGGTCATAAAGACCATAAGGCAACTCAATGCTGCGGTGTACAAATGTACGAGTGGATTCATAGTGAAGAACCAAAATGGAAGAAACCCAAAAAGGCGGTATTGAAATGGTCGAAGGTAAAAAAGAAGTACAAAATTCTTTAGAAGAATTTGTAAAATCTAAAAGTACAATAGCTATCTGGAAAACTCCAGAAGGCGCTAAACAACTTGAAGAAGTTGTATCTTATAAGAAAAATAATCCAGAAGTATCAATTAGAACATTAGGAGAGTATCTTAAACAAAAATGCGGATGGAACTATTCAAGCAGATATATATTTGAATTAATTGTAGCAAGACTGGATAATGAAAATGTCGCTTGATGAATTTGTAGTTGAAGCAGAAGAAGAACGTAAGGTAGAAGAATTAAAAGCTACTATTACCAGATTACACAAACAACTTGATAAAGAACGTGATAAAACCGCTAACTTAGAAGCTGCGGTAGTCAACGCAGTCAAAGATGCTATTGCAGATATTGACATACCTAAAATTGACAAACCTAACAAAGATACACGTAAAAAAGGAGAAGAAGTTGCAGTTGCAGTTCTATCTGACTGGCAATTAGGTAAGATTACTAAATCTTATAATTCAGAAATTGCTGGTGGTCGTGTAGCAGAGTTTGCAGAAAAAGTTGTTGAATTAACAAATATCCAGAGAGCTTCTCATCCAGTAAGAAAAGTTCACGTATGGGCTTTAGGAGATTTAATAGAAGGTACTGATATATTTGCTGGTCAACAATGGTTAATAGATTCTGGACTTTATAGACAGATATTTAAAAATGGCGCAACTATGCTGGCAAACTTTCTAAGGGTTATGTTAGCTAATTTTGATGAAGTTCATTTTGTTGGAGTAATCGGTAATCATGGTAGATTAGGCAGATTCGGTCAACATCATCATGAAGATAATGGCGACAGATTTCTTTATGAAACAGTAAGACTTATTTTACAAGATGAAAAAAGAATTACATGGGATATACCAGAAGGTAGCGATGGAGATAGAGCATGGTTCGCAGTCGATAAAATCGGTAACTATAGTTCTTTACTTATTCATGGCGACCAAATCAGAGGTTCATTAGGAATACCATTTTATGGAGTGCGTAAAAAGGTATTAGGATGGAAAGCAGCGGCTATGGATGGGCAGATGCCAGACTTTAAAGATGTAGCTTTTGGTCATTGGCATCAGCTTTATCAACAAGAGTTTAATGGAATAACAGTACGTTGTAGCGGTAGTACTGAAAGTTCAAACCATTATGCACTTGAAAATCTAGCGGCACAAGGTAAACCGACCCAGAGATTAATGTTTGTGCATCCAGAAAAAGGATGGACAACAGTTGAATATCCAGCGGTCAGATTAGGACTAAAGGAGAAAAAATAATGGTCTATTGGAAAAATGCAGCTATTAGAGCAGTTAGAACTTTTGTACAAGGGTTCTTAGGTGGACTTGCTGGTAACTTGATGTTAAATAACGAATCAGAAATTCTTTATGCAGCAGTTATCGGTGGTTTATCCGCTGCAATATCGTTTTTACAGAACGCTATTGAAGATGCACCTAATAGTTGGGGTAACAACATACCAAAGGGTTAAATGAGTTTGTATGCACGTAGGCGTGGCGTAAAAGGTCGAAAACCTAAAAAGAATTACGATGAGCGGATATGCGCTTACGAAGCATGCACAACTAAATTATCAATTTACAATAAAAAAAAATTTTGTTATACTCATACTAAACCAGTAAAACGCTGGTCTAAGTAATAAGATAAAGAAAGGTAAAGCTTTCAATCTTAGGACTTGTGTTTAGCACGCATTATTAGAAATAAAGGATGAGTGGTAGACATTTATACGTGAAATCGTATTGTAGGGGTACAATACAAAAAAGAAAGACCACCGCAAGGTGGTCTTATCTTTTGGCTTGCACTTGCGTGTTTGCCATTTACTTAGATGTAAAGGATGGTTCTTAATATCAGAAGATTGTAAGAACTTATCTAAGTAAATTAACTATTAGTATAACTATCTTCTTTACGCATGAGTATTTTATTTAACTCAATTACATCAGCTGGCGATAACTTGTTAAGTGAAGCTTTTGCAGTTTTCAAATCCTTAACTGGATTCAAATATGCTTCTGATAAAGCATCATTTAGTAATCTTAACAAGTCAGTTCCACTAACGTGCTTCTGAATATTCTGCAAGGTCTTGACTGCATTATTATCTGCACCAGTCTTGTTGGTACTTAACTTATCATTAGTACGTATATTTGAAACAGAGTTCAGTTCAGTTAAGTCAGCTTCTTCAGAAGCATTGTTAGTTTTTTGTGCTGCATTTGCGTTATTAGCTGCTTTAGCTAAATCTTCTTCTGGTACATCTTCCATTTCTTCATAGGTTACTTCAGAACCTAAAAGAACTCTTAAACAACGACCACGAGATTTTTGTTCGCATTTCTCAAACCAACTATTATGGTCATCTTTAGTTTGTCTAGCATGTCCAGTACATTTTATAATTTCAGTTTCTGCGTTCTCATAAAACACAGTTCTAAAAACTACATGATTATCTGATATATCTACAATTTCAGAAACTAATCTTCCATCTGGATATTTCTCGTTCATTTGTTTTATAAGGTCATCAACCTTAACGTAGTTATCTAAAAAACTACTCTTCTTCTGATATTGATTCATTATTACCATCCTTATTATTAATTAATTCATCCATCATTAACACAAGAGTGCTAGCGATTGTTAACAATAGAACAACGCTGCTATCAACTTGCTTTTTAGGATTCTTCATAATGCTACTTGCGATAGCATTAAGATTCTTTTTTATATCTTCTAATGTCATGTATTAAATTATATACAATGTAGCATTATATGCAACACTTGTTATAATTATTTTTAATCAAAGAAAGGCGGTGGTAAATTATGGATTTCTTAACATGTAAAGATGTCGCAGAAATATTCGATGTCAAATTAAGAACAGTTTATGTCTGGATTCAAAGAACAAAAAATGGTAATGGATTTCTTCCAGAACCAGATTTTACATTAGGCAATAAACCATTATGGAAAAAAGAAACTATAATCAACACAAAAAAATATCAAAGTATAAATAAGTAAAGGATGGAAAACTATGATGTTATTACATGGTCAAGTAGTACCAGTATCAACTGCTTACAAGAAGGTAAGTCAGCAAGACCAAGTCGAGTGGGCTTTAAGAACTTTTAAAGAAGTTACAGGAGATGAGTTCACAT